AGGCATGACTCTGCACTGCTGGCCGAGATGGTCAGCTATTGTGAGACGGATGTCAAAGCCATGCGAGCCGTATCGCTTGCCATGCGCGATCTTAGCGAGATCGAACTCGCTGACTACCATACCAACGAAAAGATTAACGATAGAGGCGTGCTGATCGACCACGAATTGTGCGATGCAGCAGTTCGTTACGCTGACGCTGAATTGCTTGAGATACAGAACATTGTGACAGAAGTCACGCAAGGCGAGATCAAGTCGGTCAGGTCGCCCAGGATGCGTGAGTGGGTGTTGTCCCGTGTTGGCGAAGAAGCCAAGAAGCTGATGGTCGTTCATAAAGACGGCGAAAAGAAGTATAGTATTGACAAGACCATCCGCGCCAACCTGTTGGCTTTTGCCGAGGAAAACCCAGATGAAATACCGCCCGACGTTGCCGAGGTTATCCAGTGCGCCGATGACTTATGGGCGTCGTCAACTGCGAAGTTCAGCCGCCTTGCGAGCCTCGCCGATTTCGAGGATCATCGAGTTAGAGGCGCGTTTGTGTTCGCTGGTGGATCAGCGACAGGCCGTGCTAGCAGCTATGGCGCCCAAGTACACAATTTCCCACGTAAGTGCGCCGCCGAGCCTGTTGCAGTAAGGCAAGCGATGGTCAGGGGGCATCAGATCGTCCCCAAGTACGGCAAGCGCGTGACGGACGTCCTCAAGGGTATGTTGCGCCCGTCCCTCATCCCCAAGCCTGGTCATGTATTCCTTGTTGCTGACTGGTCAGCCATTGAGGGTCGTGTGCATCCGTGGCTTGCCAACACGACATCAGGCGAAAAGAAACTCGACATCTTCAGATCCGGTCTTGACCCGTACAAGGTTAACGCGGCGGCCACATTCGGCTGCACGTATGATGATGTGACAAAAGAACAACGCCAAGTCGGCAAGGTGCAAGAGTTGGCCTTGGGCTTTCTGGGTGGTGCTGGCGCGTTTGAGGTTTTTGGACGTGCCTATGGCTTGCGTTTGTCTGAAGCTGAAGTCGACCGAGCGGTCAAGGGCTGGCGTCGTGCGAATCCGTGGGCGATGGATCACGGCCAGAAACTGGAGACAGCGTATACCCGGGCGATGCGCCAGAAGGGTTACGAATTTTCCGCTGGTCGTGTAACATACTTGTTCGATGGTTTGCACCTTTGGTACGCGCTTCCCTCTGGTCGTATCCTGTGCTACCCCTACGCTAAACTCGAAGATGAAGGTGTGACGTATGCAAAAGCCGCCTGGAAGCCAGCAGCCGATGCCACAGAGTGGCCTCGCGCACGGCTTTGGCGAGGACTTGCTTGCGAGAACATCACCCAAGCCACTGCCAACGACATCCTACGATACGCGCTACGCGAACTGGATGCTAGAGGTGTACACGTTGTGGCTCACGTCCACGATGAAGTGGTGGTCGAGTGTCCTGTCGAAGCAATCGACGAGCAAACCGCAATCATGAATGAGATCATGTGTCGCACGCCCGACTGGGCGGCTGGCTTGCCGCTGGGCATCGAGTTAGAGTGTATGGAAAGATATGGTAAGGGTTAACCATAAAAAATGCGCCCATCGGTGAGGGAGCCGATGAGCGCTTGTTCAATTAGCAGAAGGAGTACTCAATGAACGATTCAATTATACATGACAGGCAGAAATTTGTTGACTTTTTGATCGGTTTGGCGCCTGAGGGCGAGACACCGTTGCTGGTACGCCAAAAGCCGCAACTGCGCGATGGTGCGCTGCAATATCATCCGGACGGTGCGATCAAGGCCACATGGCCAGCGTTTCTACCGACCAAGCCAGTCAAGCCCGAGTGGGCGGTGTACGCCAATACGGCATCCTTCATCATCGACCGATTCACTGAGGGTAAACCCTCGGCTGCCGCAGCTAACTGCGAGTTCGTGCTGCTGATGGTGCTGGATGACGTGGGCGACCCTGAAAAGGCGCCGAACATCCCTAACTTGCAGCCGACATGGAAGATGGAAACGTCTGAGGGATCGTTCCAATGGGGCTATGCTTTCAGCGAGCAACCGACCAAGGGCGATTTCAGTGCGGCCATTCGAGCCATAGCGAACGCGGGCTACACGGATCCCGGCGCTTGTAACCCTGTTCGGAATTTCCGAATCCCTGGTTCAGTGAATCTTAAGCCTAAGCGTGAGGGTTTTCGCGCCCGTCTGGTTGAATTTAACCCCAAGGTCGAGTACACGCTTGCCGAGATCTGCGAGGCGCTGAATGTGACGCCCGAGGCTGCCGACACGGCACAATACAAAGCCATTCGCGTACAAGACACGGGCGATGATGACGTGTTGGCGTGGTTGTCTGCACAGGGTATGGTTCTCACCAAGCCCAACCCACAAGGCTGGATGGGCATCATTTGCCCCAATAATCAGGAACACACCGACGGCAACCCAGAAGGGCGATATAACCCGACCATGCGGGCATACTGCTGTATGCACTCGCATTGCGTGGATTTCAGTAGCCAAATGTTCCTGCAATGGGTGGCTGATCAGGGTGGCCCATCGCATGAGCCAGGCTTGAGAGATGAATTGCTGGCTACCCTACACTCGGCCACACTTGCCAAGCTGCAACCGACGGCGGCCTTTCCTGATGACGCTGCACGCAGGATCGAAGAGGTCAGGGTTAAAGAAATCGGGCGGCTGGAAAAGGCCGAATGGTTTGATCGGTTTGCTTACAACCAGACGGATGATTCTTACTTTGACATGCAAGAGCGCCGCGAGATCCCGCGCGGTACGTTTAACGCGCTTTATCGTCACATTACCTGCAAGTCCATCCACACGGCGCGCAAGGTCGAGGCATCTATCTGCTTTGATGAGTTGCGCCAGCAGCATGGTGCGCCTGCACTCATTGGCATCACTTACGCGGCTGGTGAAACCGTCCTCACTACCCGAGACGGGGACGTATATGGCAATCGTTGGCGCGATGCGCGGCCTGACGTGGCCCATGTAGGTGCTGTCGCTGATGCTGATATACAACCTTGGTTAGATCATGTGCATACGCTACTGCCCGATGAGCGAGAGCGCGAGCATGTGCTCAATGTACTTGCGTATAAGCGCCAATACCCGAACGTGAAGATTAACCATGCCATTTTGCATGGCGGCACGCAAGGATGCGGCAAGGATACCTTATACGCGCCTTTTATCTGGGCAGTGTGTGGTGCGCATGAGCGCAACTTAGGCAAGTTTGACAATGACACGTTACATAGCCAATGGGGATACCAGCTTGAGGCTGAGGTTGTGATTCTCAACGAACTACGCGAGCCTGAATCTAAAGAGCGACGCGCGCTTGCTAACAAGCTCAAACCCATCATTGCCGCGCCACCTGAAATGCTCACGGTAAATCGTAAGGGTTTACACCCATACAATATGGTAAATAGGCTACTGGTTTTGGCGTATACCAATGACCGCATACCCATTAGCATTGAATCGTCAGATAGGCGTTGGTTCTGCACCTGGTCAGACGCGCCCAGAATGAACCCAGACGCAGCCCGCGCTTTGTGGGCATGGTATAAGACTGGCGGGTTTGAAAAGATCGCCCAGTGGCTGGCCACGCGAGATGTGAGCGCGTTTAACCCGTCTGCCGCGCCTATGATGACGGAATTCAAGTTAAGCATGATCGAGAACGGCCGCTCAGGGGCAGAGGAATACTTGGTCGACTTGCTTACCCGTGAAATCGGGGAGTTTGCCAAGGGTGTTATTGCTGCCCCATTTCACGGGCTACGCGAGCGTATCCTGAGCACTGCCCCCACGGGGGTGAAAATCCCTCAGGCCGCGCTCATTCACGCGCTCAATGAGGCGGGCTGGCATAGCCTAGGCCGTGTCATGTCGCGCACGCATACCACGCCAAAACAGATGTATATCAGCCCGCGCATACAGCAGCAGTTAGCCAATGGCGAAGTGAGCAAATCCGAATTGCGTGCAATGGTGGAGGGCGCCCCAGATCCGAACGTAGTACAGATCCGAAAGGCATAAAAAATTAAGCCCCGTTTAAGGGGCTTTTTGTTATAGATCGAACGTTAACACCATGAGCGCGATAACTGATGCAATGATTATGGCAAGCATGACAGGATCCCTTGGAATGTTGGATGAACGTGCGCGTTAATCTTGGATGTGCAATGCGCGCCAATAGCGGAGGGATAGACTGCCTTAAATTCTTTGCGCTCATCCATGCTTTGCAGCATCACATAATCATCCGACAGACGCGCAACAGCATACGCGCGGTTCCTGACGTGCACGACGTCGCCAACTTCTACGGGTTGTCCGGTAGTGTATTCAATCATTTTCGCTTCCATAGGTGTAAGACTCAGTGTCATAGTCATCATTCAATACAGCGAGGGATTCGCCTACTTCGCGCCATTCGCCAACATCTAGCAAGTCTTGCGCGTCTTGCCATGCTTCCTCATCGTCGCTGGCAATAACGACAATCTCAAAGGGTTGTTTGACGTAACCCGTAAAGATGTATTTTTTCATGATCAATACCCCAAATTGTTAACAACAAAAAATTCCACATCAAGTGCGCTGGGTAAGTTGCCAGAGCGCGGCGTGTTTTGCGCGTCGTACACCATCCATCCTTTCATAGTGTTTTTTAGCGTATACCGTTCGCCGTTTGGCGCGAGAATTTGACAACCATCAGCGACGTGGCCTTTCATGGCGGTAAATTCGTTTGTTTTAACAATCATGATTAAAACCCTCCTGTTGCGACGATAAATGACGCGGCCACAATGCCCGCGAATATGGAATACGTGATGATGCCTGCGATGATTTCTTTAAACATGTTTCAACCCTCCATTTTTGATGCGTCAAAACAAAATACGTAGCCATGCTCCGTACCACCAAAACGCATGTTGGTAATATCCCAGTCCAATTTGTATTTTTTGACATAGGCTTTCACGGCCGCAAAATGCACATGTTCATGTGATAATTCGTGCGGGTAAGGGATTGTTACTGACCATTCACGGCCAGCGGCCCATGCTTTGATTCGCGAGCCTTTGGTATTAGTTGCGGATAAATACTTGGTTTGGATGGCGATCATGTTGAATACTCCAATGAGGTTAAACGGCCGCAACAATGCGCGGCCAGGATGATTTACAAATAGTCACGGTTGAATGACTGAATTGAACCGATTTTATTGTTGATGGGCATGATGACGACTTGAGCGCAATTCTCGCCAGCGTGCATCACGCCAGAACTATCGCCGCGCTGGTGAATGTCGTAGCAAGTTGTCGGCTTGGCGTTGTAGTAAGCGCGTAGTGCTTTCGTTGCGCGTACTAACAAGTCGGGGTTGTAATTTGATGTCTCTTGCGGTTTTTGCATGTCGTCGTGCGACGGAATGAAGCGGGAAATGACAGGATATTTGCCATCAAGAGGCTTAAATATGACGCCATTTAAACAATACTGGCCATCACCAATAGCGCGTAACTCATAAATAGCTGTCTTTTTGTCCAATTTTTTAACAACCTCAATCGGAATGATGAACGAATGGCCAACCCAAGCGTGCGGATCGCTTGATGGTGTCTGGCCTTGCAGACTTGCCAAACCAGCGAATAGGATATAGCCATCTGTTCCTGCAACAGTAGCCTGGTCGCCTCGCTTAAAATTGACATATACACCATTCAAGTAATAGCGAATATCTTTCGCAGCTGCGCAATGCTGCGCGGCCTGAATTGCGCTGGCGTTGATGATGATAGGGTTATTTTCAATGCTCATGGTTTCGACTCCGTGTCGTGTGGTGTAAAAGATTAGTTTACAATAAATTGGGAAAAATGGCGCGAGGTTATCGCGCCGATGTGATGATTAGTGTTTGATTGTTACGCGTGAATCACGATGAAAGTAAAACACGCGCCCATATTGAACTAATACAGCTGTACGCGTGGATCGTTTGATGCAAACGTTGCCGTTACATTCAAAACGTGTGCCAATTGGTAAAACTGAAAACGTGGTATTTTTTGTGGTTGTGTAGTTCATGTATGTACTCCAGGTTGAGGTTGTATGTAATTCTGTTTGTGTTGATTTACATACATTGTAAGAGTATGTTTTACGTATGTCAATCGTGCACGACAATGTTTTACAATTGGTTACACTTTAATTTTGTCAGTCATGTCAACAGTCTGTCAGTAGGAAAATCAAGCGAGTTTGACTACGCGGGGATCCAATGCTGGCGCGGCTCAGAGGCATTGTATGTAATGTCTATCAACTTTTTATAAGTGTTTAAAAATTATAGATTTACTGTATAGATATACAGTAGTTTTATCATGGGCAGCGTCGCACGCAGTTTCCACGAAGCGGCGGTGCGACTAAAAACCGATGACTACATGACTAACATGATATACACGTTTTCCTTAGTATTGTGTCTGTCAGTAATGTATATCAACTTTTTTCAAGTCCGTTTGGCGTCTTCATTTCCTTGACTGACATTACTGACAACCTAGAATTTACTTTAAGTCTGAATGTTGCCAGGTTGCGGCCTTGAACCGTCAGAAAAATGACTGACATGACAGACAAGTAATACTTAGCCTTATGCTGCACTGCACAACAACCAGGACTGAATGCGAATTGTTATCATTCGCGCTATCGCCATCATTACAGGCTAAATGCGAATTATTCTAATTGCTGTTAGCGTTCCTGAATTTGGGCTTTTTGCTATAAGACCCCCCGGGTAGGGCCTTGGCGATTGGTCTGTGTGTGCGCAGCCCCCACGCAGAATTTTTTTAAAAAATTTTTTTATGCACAACCAAAAAGTTGACATACAATGCACACATGTTTATGTCACTCCCATTCGAGCCGCGTAAATTGCAGGCCACGGAGTCACGACTCCAGGCAATATATGAAGCGGCAAAACTCGGACTCAAGGGCGACGCACTCGCGCTCGCTGCCGGAATGTTGCCAACCGAATACCGAAAGCTATGCCAGATGGATCCGGTTGCTGAAATGGCTGAGATGAAGGGGCGGGCGGATGCGGAAGCGGAAATGGCACGCGTCCTGCACCACGCAGCGCTGGATGGCGACGCCAAGATTGCACTAGAGATCCTGAAGCACCGCCACGATTGGGTGGCCAAGCAGTCGGTGCAGATCGATGTCGTGCAGCAGATCAGCATTACGGAAGCGCTCGCGCAAGCGCAGGAGCGTATGCAAGCGATTGATGTCGAGGCACGCGAAGTAGACAACAACATACAGGTTCCCCAAATTGCAGAAGCCCATATACGACGCTAGTGGCGAGCAACTGCTGATGACTCGTCTGTGGTCGCCACAGATCGCGGACGATCCAGAAGCGTTTGTGCTGTTCGCCTTTCCGTGGGGGCAGCCCAACACGCCGCTCGCTAACTTTAAAGGCCCACGCAAATGGCAGCGCCAAGTGCTGCGCGACATCGCCAACCATATCAAAGCGAACAAGGGTCAGCTACAGATGGACACGCTACGGGAAGCAGTGTCATCCGGGCGGGGGATCGGTAAGTCGGCGTTGGTGAGTTGGCTTATCATGTGGATGCTGACGACCAGGATCGGCTCGACCGTCATCGTGTCCGCAAACTCCGAAGCGCAGCTTAGATCCGTCACGTGGGGCGAACTGACCAAATGGCAGGCGATGATCATCAACAGCCACTGGTGGGAGATCAGCGCAACGAAGTTAGTACCGGCGCAGTGGGTCTGCGAGTTGGTTGAGCGCGATCTAAAGAAAGGCACGCGCTACTGGGCGGCCGAAGGTAAGCTGTGGAGCGAAGAAAACCCCGACGCCTACGCCGGTGTCCACAACCACGACGGCATGATGGTCGTGTTTGACGAAGCCTCCGGCATACCGGACGCCATCTGGTCGGTGGCTGCGGGCTTTTTTACTGAGAATATCTTAGACCGGTATTGGTTTGCGTTTTCTAACCCCCGGCGCAACACGGGGTACTTCTTTGAGTGCTTCCACGCCAAGCGGGATTTTTGGCAAACGCGGCAGATTGATGCGCGTGAGGTTGAGGGAACCGACAAGCAGGTGTATGAGCAGATCATCGCTGAATATGGCGAGGATTCGAGCCAGGCACGCATTGAGGTGTACGGTGAGTTTCCGTCAGCGGGTGAGGATCAGTTCATCAGCCCGCAGATGGTCGATGATGCCACAGCCCGTGAGCCGTACAAGGATGAGACCGCCCCCATTGTGCTCGGTGTCGATCCGGCACGAGGTGGTGCAGACTCGACCGTGATTGTCGTGCGCCAAGGGCGGGATTTGAAAGCGATCCATCGCTACCGAGGCGAAGATACGATGACCATCGTGGGGCGTGTCATTGACGCCATTGAAGAGTACCGACCAACGCTGACCGTCATTGACGAGGGCGGGTTGGGGTATGGAATTCTCGATCGGCTGACCGAGCAGCGCTATAAGGTACGGGGTGTCAACTTTGGCGCCAAGTCAAGCAAGCCGCTCATGTGGGGCAACAAGCGGGCGCAGATGTGGGGTGAGATGCGCGAGTGGTTGAGATCCGCTAGCATCCCCAAGGATCGACAGTTAAAGGCGGATTTGACCGGCCCCACCAAAAAGCCCGACAGCCGTGGTACGATTTTCTTGGAAGGCAAGAAAGAAATGAAAGCCCGTGGGTTGGCCTCGCCCGATGCGGCGGATGCACTGGCCGTCACGTTTGCTTTTCCGGTGGCGCATCGGATGGAAGCAAACCAGCGAAATGGCGTAAAGCTGCGCGGCTACAGTGCGCAAGGTGTTGCAACTTCTTGGATGGGAGCGTAATATGCCATTAGTCAAATCAGCTAGCAAGGACGCTTTCCGCAAGAATGTGAAGGCTGAGATGGCAGCGGGCAAACCGCAAAAGCAAGCGGTTGCCATCGCGTATTCGACACAGCGTCAAGCTGCTAGTAAATCTACTACCATGAAACGAGGGAAAAAATGAATCTAATGCCACGCCAAGATTGTTTGTTTGTAAAGCCTGACATGGAAAAGCACGCGCTATTTGCGCTGTTGCGAGCCAAACAGACCGGAACGGGCGTGATTATGGCAAAAGGCCCTCAAGCAATTGAAACCGACGTTGGTATGCGTATTTTGTTTGGAGATAACATCGGTCAGGACGTACAATTTGAAGGCGAGGAATACCTCGTCATGCGTGAGGCCCACATTCTGGGTGTGATTGATGAGTGAAAAAGAAGACCTTCTAGCCACAATGCGCCACCGGCTAACGGTGGCGTCTAGCGCTTATAGTGATTCGCGCAGCAACGAACTGGACGATCTGCGCTTTATGGCAGGCAGTCCAGACAATCGCTGGCAATGGCCGTCAGATGTGCTGTCTACCCGTGGTGCGGTGCAAGGGCAGACGATTAACGCTAGGCCCTGTTTGACGATCAACAAGCTGCCGCAGCACGTCAAGCAAGTCACAAACGATCAGCGTCAAAATCGCCCGTCTGGCAAGGTCATTCCTGCCAACGATGAGGCGGATCAAGAGGTCGCTGAGATTTACGACGGCCTGGTGCGCCACATTGAGTATATGTCGGATGCGGATGTCGCCTACGACACGGCTTGTGAAAATCAAGTCACCTATGGCGAAGGTTATATTCGGATTCTGACCGAATACTGCGACGAAGACTCGTTTGACCAAGACATTCGCATTGGCCGCATCCGCAACAGCTTCTCGGTCTACATGGATCCAATGATTCAAGACCCATGCGGCTCGGATGCGGAGTGGTGCTTCATTACCGAAGACGTCACCAAAGCCGAATACGAACGGATGTACCCAGATGCCTCGCCTGTAAGCAGTTTGCTCCAGCAAGGGGTGGGCGATCAAGCGATTCAGCAATGGTTAAGCGAAGAAACCGTCCGGATTGCGGAATATTTCTACATCAAGCACGAAAAAGCCAAGCTGTTGCTTTATCCTGGCGAAGTGACCGTGTTTGAAGGCTCACGCGAAGACAAAGAACTGCGCGCGATGGGGCTGAAAGCCTCACGCAGCCGTGATGTTGACCGCAGGCGCGTGATGTGGATGAAAACCAACGGCTACGAGGTGCTGGAAGAGCGCGAATGGGCAGGCAAATGGATTCCTGTCATTCGTGTGATCGGCAACGAGTTTGAGGTCGATGGTCGCATCTATATCAGTGGCATTGTGCGCAACGCCAAAGACGCCCAGCGCATGTACAACTATTGGGTAAGCCAAGAGGCAGAGATGCTGGCTTTGGCGCCTAAAGCGCCGTTTATTGGCTACGGCGGGCAGTTTGAAGGCTATGAACATCAGTGGAAGACCGCCAACACGACCAACTGGCCGTATTTGGAGGTCAATCCGGATGTGACGGACGGCAATGGTGCTGTTTTGCCCTTGCCACAACGCGCGCCCCCACCATTGCCCCAAACTGGCTTGATTCAGGCCAAAATGGGGGCCTCAGACGACATTAAATCGACCACAGGGCAGTATGACTCAAGCCTTGGGCAAACGTCTAACGAGCGTTCTGGACGTGCCATTTTGGCTCGTGAGAAGCAGGCTGACGTTGGTACGTATCACTATGTGGACAACTTGGCTCGTGCTGTGCGTTACGTGACCCGTCAACTGGTCGATCTGATCCCCAAGATTTACGACACCAAGCGGATCGCCCGCATCATTGGGCTGGACGGCGAGACGGGGATGGTCAAGATCGACCCCGAGCAGCAAGAACCCGTGCGCAAGATTGTGGACGAGATGGGTGTAGTGATTGAGAAGATCTACAACCCGGGTGTCGGTAAGTACGATGTCGTGGTGACTACTGGCCCATCCTACATGACCAAACGTCAGGAAGCAATGGACGCCATGAGTCAAATTCTGCAAGGCAACCCAAACTTGTGGGCAGTGGCTGGCGACCTGTTTGTCAAGAACATGGACTGGCCAGGTGCTGAAGAGATGGCCGAGCGTCTGCGCAAGACCATTGACCCGGCTGTGTTGGCGGATCAAGACGAAGATCCTGCGCTGCAAGCGGCTAACCAGCAGATTCAGGCGATGGGTCAAGAGATGGAGCAGATGTATCAGATGCTTCAGAGCGTAAACAAGTCAATGGAAGCCCAGAAGCTGCGCATTGAAGAGTACAACGCTGAAACCAAGCGAATTAGCGCCATTTCGGCTGGCATGACGCCTGAGCAAGTGCAAGAGGTAGTCATGCAGACGCTTCGTGACGTGATGACCGCAGGCGATATGGTGGCAGCGCAACAAATGCCGCCTGAAATGCCAATGGGGGCTGAAATGCAGCCTGAAATGATGCCGCCACCTGAACAATTACCGCCCGGAGCCATGCAATGACCTGCGAAGTCTTGATGGGGAACCTGTTTTTGGCACGCGATGTGGCCCATTCAGTGCATCTGAATACCCGCAGCTACGCCAAACACAAGGCGCTGAACAAGTTTTACACCGGTATCATTGATCTGGCTGACGATTTGGCGGAAGCCTATCAAGGCAGGTATGGCTTAATTGGGCCAATATCACTACAATCTGCAAAGAAAACCACCAATATTGTTGAGTTTTTGCAGGATTCTTTGGCTACAATTGAAGACATGCGGTACAAAGCGGTCAAGAAAGAAGACTCTGCTTTGCAAAACATCATTGACGAGATTGTGGCGTTGTACTTGTCCACGATCTACAAGTTAAAGTTCTTGGCTTAAGGAGCCTATCTTGGAACTCTTAAAACCATTGGCTGATGCCACTTACCCCGCCTACAACGTTGCGTTTACCGGTACGGCAGGCTCAACTACTGCTTGGCCACCTGGTGCGCAAGGCGTGGTGGTATGGGCAACTGAGCCATGCTATGTAGCGGTCGGTGTGGGCGTGACGGCAACGACTGCCAGCACCCCGATCCCTGCGTTTACGCCGATTCCGTTTGCTGTGCCTGAAGGTACAGGCGCACCGTGGCGTGTGAGCGCCATTCAGGTGTCGGCAGGCGGTACGGTGTATGCCAAACCGGTGAATATCAGATGAGTTGGGGTGTGGCGCTACGCAATGGAGTTGCCATTGGTCTTGGCAGCGTCATTTCCTTCGTTGCGGGCTACGCTCGTGACGTCATTACAGGCAATTTAGAAACTGAATCGGGTGCTAACCTCGTGCAAGAAAACGGTGGTTTCATCCTCTTGGAGTAAGTCATGGCTGACGCAAAAATTAGCGCCCTCCCAGCGGTAACAACACCGTTAACTTTGGCGGAAATTTTGCCCGCCGTACAAAGCAGCACCACCAAGCGAGTCACCGCCCAGCAACTGCTGACAGGCGTGATCATCACCGAAGCCACCACCTCCCGCACGCTGTCAGCCACTGATAACGGCAAGATCATCTACTGCACCAACAGTTCGGCAGTCACGATCAATTGTGCTTCTGGTCTGGGTGCGGGCTTTAACGTGACGATCATTCAGGGCGGTACGGGCAAGGTGACGGTGGCGCCCAACAGCCAGACGTTGAACTCGTATTCTGGATTGTTTTCCACGATGGGGCAACACGCGGTCATTAGCCTGATTTCACCGGCAGCGAATGAATTTATCGCCGCCGGGAACCTTGGAGTGTAGACATGGCTGTTAATATTTCTCCTGTCGGCGGCGTAGCCGGTCAGTTCTTTGACAACAACGGCAACCCGCTGGTAGGCGGAAAGCTGTTTACTTTTGCGGCCGGCACAACCACACCGCAAGCCACATTTACCAGTTCCTCTGGCGGTACAGCTAATAGCAATCCCATTATTCTTAATGCTGGCGGTCGAGTACCAGCTGAGATCTGGCTGACTGACGGTTCCGTTTACAAGTTTGTGCTGTACGACGCCAACGATGTGCTGATCGGAAGTTGGGACAATATTATTGGGGTTAACTCTAATTTTGTTAACTTTGTCACGTCTGACGAAGTGCAAATTGCTACGGCTGGCCAAACGGTATTTACGTTGACCACCATGCAGTACCAACCAGGCACAAACAGCTTGGTGGTGTACGTGGATGGCGTGAACCAAGTCGAAGGCGGCTCTTACAGCTACGTCGAGACTGACTCCACGACCGTCACGTTTACGTCTGGGCTGCACGTAGGTGCTGTCGTTAAATTTGTGTCGGCTCAAACGCTGACAACGATTGGCAGCAACGCTGTTGCGATTGCCTATGAACCAGCTGGCACAGGGGCTGTTGTTACCAACGTCCAAGCCAAACTACGTGAAACCGTTTCCGTCAAAGACTTTGGTGCTGTTGGCGATGGGGTTGCTGATGATACAACCGCGTTTCAAAACGCAATTAACGCTGTTAGTGATAATGGCCTTGTGTTAGTGCCTGCTGGCGATTATGTTGTCACAGCCGTTACCAGCACAAAAAATATCTTGTGGGTAGCTTCTTCGGCAAAGTTAAACGGCAGCAATATGTCTAAATTGTCTATGACAGACAATTTACCTGCGTTAAATAGCCCGTTTGCGATCATTTCTAATTTAGCGTCCAACGTAGCAGGGCAAAACGCGGGCATTAAAGTTGTTGTTGGCCCTAATGACGTAGCAACTCCTGGTGCGAACGATTTTGTTGCAGGAACATTTTTTACCTCTAGTTCAGCTACTAGAGGTGGATTGTGGGGCATTAACGTATTGGCATTACAAGACCCATCAGGTTTGGATGGAATTGTTCGCGCGGCAGAATTTGAAGTAAACAATACCGAAGGTTTTAATCCTGATCCTTGGAGTGGGTTATTTCCGGCGAGAAAAAACGGAATTGAAATTGTTGCCCATAATAGTTCACTATTCCGCACCACTGCCGCCATTATGACTTGGGCGAATGATGATACTGGGGTTAAATGGTGGGATACTGGCGTTGCTATCTCTCGTGCTTATACAAATGGTATTTTGTTTAAAAAAAGTCTTCAATCTGCTTAAGCAACATCTTTGTCCTTAAAG